AACCCAACCGATGACCGCACCATTACCCTGCCGGATGCTACTGGCACAGTAGCGGTAGACGAGTCAACGGGAATGACTCTCAATAATGGCGTGATTGCCTTAAAGAACGGCGGCGCACAGTCAGAACTACGCCTCTACTGCGAAAGTGGCAACCAGCATTACTCCGCCCTAAAAGCTGCAACCCATGCGGATTTATTAGGTGTGGGAAATGTAACATTAACGCTACCCAACGCAACAGGCACTCTGCTTGGAACTAACAACGCAGACGATCCTGCAGAAGTGTCTAGTAGCGCAGAGGTCGATCATGTTTTAGTTGCTGACGGTAATGTTCTTAAAAGAGCAACCGTTGGTAATCTTGGTGTAAGCGCCAGTAACGCAGATACAGTGGACAACTACCACATTTCTGTTGTGACATCCCTCCCCGGTAGTCCAGATTCCAACACCATTTACTTTGTGACGGGGTAATCAGCAATGTATCCGAAACCACAAGGGTATGAATATTCGACGGAACCTCTCCCCGCCGTGGTGATAGTTTGTAAAGGTGAAAACGGTGAAGAAGAAGAAATTGTAGTCATAGAAAATTGTTTTGACTCCAGCGGACCTACTTGGGATATGGGCGCTATTTGTGCGGCTTGCGAAGACGCGTATAAAGAATGGTTAAGTAAAAGATAATGGCGACTTATTGGTTAGACCCGTTTCTTGAAGCGACTACACAGGGTAATGGTACTACAGATACCAGCACTCAAGATGGCTCATACGCTGCACCTTTTTCACTCTTAAACTTCCGCGAGACTGGTTCAAGTACTTTGACGACTACAATCAACGGCACCACTCTTTCTGACGGTGACGAGGTTAGATTCAAGGGTCTGCCGTTTGCTACTTTATTTGAAAGTAAGGGGAATGTTTATCATAGCGGAGGTGCGTATAATGATATTGATGGACACCTACAGCCTATAACAGGAAACAGTAGCTTTGATGCTACTATTTCCACTACTAAATCCAGTCTTTTTGCTTTTCAAAATAGTGATATATCGACTTACCTTCCCGGTTGGGCACATCCTTTGTGGATCGCCGCTTATTACACAAGCGATAGCTCGAACTTGTATACCCTTCTCTCCCCGTTCTTATGGCCTGTTCTAGATGAAACATTAGGTTACAACACGGCAAGCAGCACGGGTATGGAGCTATTTAGACTAAAGGATACCTACGCTAATCCTATAGATTTAGGTAGCGATTATTACTACTGGTTTGCTACTACTAACAAAGTCAAGTTAACCGCAGGGTGGACAAGCACAACTGCTCAAGATGGCTACAGTATTTTTGAAGCGCATAACAGTGCCAACTATAGATATCTTAATATAGCTAGGACGAATAATTCTCAAACTCAATTTGACCTAGAGCGTTGTGTTATATGTCACGCATCAAGGCAAAATGCTGGCAATTACAATGAAATATATTTTGACGGTTATCGGATTCTCAGAGGAGAACAGACAGATCATGTGTTCTTTTCTTGCGCTAGCTCTAATGATCGCGGGTTTTTAGTGTACTCAGCCGACGATTATACCTATACCAATACCGGCGCGGGCAACAACACAACTACGTATCCTTGCTTTTTTGGTGCCGGAAGGCAGAGATATAATCATGCTACGTTTCATCATCAGACTACGGCTAAAACGTATGTAGAAACTGTTAAAAACCTAATTATTCAACCAAAGCTCCAAACTACTGGTCTTCGTGATACAGTTACACTGAATATTGGAAATTTTTACGGTACGTCCTCCGACGATAATGATGGCAAAAACAGAGTCCTGTATTCAAATTCACCCGAAGCTGGAGCAACCATAACTTATCTCCAAGATAGCATTTACTTTTTGACACGGGATGCAAGCTCGGGTGGACCTATAGCACTGCAAACAGACCCACTAGCACTTCAAAACGAGGTGTATCAGTCTGGTTTAATAAAACCCGGAATTGCACCTCTAGCCGGTCTTACTGCTACAACTAGTGCTACCTCGGAATATGGACCGAATGATGCTGGCTCTATTGTTGATGCCGCTTATCTTGGTTTAACGAGAGAAGTAAGCACCAACAACACTTGGTTTACGGCTACTCTTGCTAGAGAGGGGTTGCTACCCATTAGATACGGGTCACTAGAAAAACTAACCTGCAATTCAAATAATTATAAAACCACGGCCCATAATATCGCATTAAGCACAGCGACCGCTTTAGGTGCGACTGATGCTCCTCAGTACATGATCTGGAGCGCAGAGCACAATGATTACGATGGCAATCCTTTATCACTCATAGGTGATCCTTACACGGCTGGGAACAGCTATGGTGTTCTTCTGTATAACGACGTAGCCAACAGTCAGAGTGCCCTTGTGGCACAGTGGTCAGGAACTACCGGCGGCGCGTCTAGCCATGCGTACATACCACTAGACCTTCCCGTCCCAAGTTATAATGCTGGAAGTGACAATTTAAGAGTTACAGTGTCTGCCGCTTATTCTAATGGTGGCAGTGGCGGTCAAGAAAAAATTAGGCTACAAGCACATCATAGAGATTCTACTCAAACTAATAAATTTCGTTTTTACGATTCGAGCGCGGATACGACGATATCTTCAAGCGATGCGTCGTCCCCTACCACCGCTACGCTCAACTTGACTAACGTGCCGACAAGTGGGCAAGACAACATAACAAATGTTATTGTTGGCATTAAGTTACAATTTGCATCCAACACTAACATTCAAAAGTTTTATATAACCAATGCTGCGATAGAGACGTACTAAAATGCCGGTATCAAGGGTAAGCGGATTAGGGTTTTACGACACCCGCACGGTTACTGGATTCGGTTTTGTCGATGACACTTATACTGACACTACGGTTCGTGTCGATCTTACCGCAGTTTCTGCCACTGTTAATCTAGGAACAGTAGCGGCTACCACCGACTCTCCTTTATTACCTTCTCTCTCCGCCACAGTTAGTCTGGGGACTGTCGTTGCCACAGGCGGGGAGACTATCGTCGCAGTAACAGGTGTAAGTGCAACTGCGGCCATAGGAGTTGCTGAACTTGTAACCCCTATGACGAATATAAAAATAGGTTCTGTTACCCCGACGGAAATTCACGTAGGGGGAGAGAGAGTCTATAGAGCATATGCTGGCCCTAACTTGGTGTGGTTCCAATCACAAGGACAGCCGGTTGGTTTTTCAAGTAGTCTTCTAAGTATTACTGGACAAAACTCATCATGGAATCAACAAACGATTGACATAAGCTCGTATGCAGGAAATACGGTTTATTTTGTTGTGAAATACGTGTCAGGATCTAGTTACACGGGCGATTTCCAGATCGACGATGTAACCATAGACGGAACAACTTACAATTTCGACAACAACGCCACTGGTTGGAGTACGAGTAACGCGAATACTGCCGGCCAAACATTTACTTACAGCACTATTAGTTGGGAAAGTGTCGGCACTGCCACAAACGCCTATGGGGAGTGGGTAAGGGATAGCGGTGGAACGGGTTCGTACGGCACGGGATTATCGGTAGATCACACGCTTGGAACCTCATCCGGTTTTTATCTGTATACCGAAACCAGTTCACACGGTCACTCCAACACTGAGTTTTGGCTACGGAGTCCTTCAATAACTTTAAGCGCCAGTCCCGGTAATTTGACGTTCTGGGAAGCGCGATTAGGCGGTACTATCGGTACAAGCAATTATTTCTTAGACGTAACGGCGTGATGTAAAGTTAGGATTCTAAATTGTTTTCAACTGCTGCATTTTCAGAACTACCTTTTGCAGCGGCACCCGTCGCAGCCACTGGTACTGTTAAGACAGGAGTTGTTAGTCTTTCTGCAAACTTTACCGAGACAACGTCAGCTATTGGCGTGTTGTCTGGAACTTCGTCTCAATCCGCAAACTTTACTCAAACAAGCGCGGCAATAAATGTCGCGTCCGCTGTTGCAGAAATATCTGGCACATCTTCTGCGGTAAATGTGGGCGTTGGCGTTCTTGTTGGCGCATCAACGGTTTCTTCCAACTTCACAGAATCTGTGTCTGCTGTTGGCGTCCTTGTCGGCGTTTCGGAGCAGTCAGCCAACTTCACAGAGACAGCATCAGCTATTGGTGTGTTGTCTGGAACCTCTTCTCAATCGGCGAACTTCACCGAAACCTCCGCCGGTGTGGGTATCCTCTCTGGCATCTCTAGTCAGGATTTTAATTTCACCGAAACAGCGGACGGCATTGCAGTACGGGCTGCTTCATCATCTCAATCGGCGGACTTCACCGAAACCTCTATTGGCACAAGAATACGAACAGGTGTTTCAGAACAGTCCTTCTCGTTTACCGAAACCTCCTCCGGTGTGGGCGTCTTCTCCGGTGTTTCTAGTCAAGATTTCAATTTCACTGAAACGTCGGTTGGCACTAGAGTACAAACAGCTTCCTCCTCTCAATCCGCTAACTTTACCGAAACATCGTCGGCGGTAGCTGTTCGAGCAGATTCGGCCACGCTGTCGTCCTCTTTCGAGCAAACTGGTGTTGGATCTGGGATACTTGTTACAGGCGCAGATTTAAGCGGAACATCCTCTGCCGTGTCTGTAGGCGTAGGCGTTCTTGTTGGAGATGTTACGCTAACGTCCAGCTTTACTAAAACGACCAATGCTGTTGGCGTCCTT